AATAGGGTGATCACCGACATGCCGTCCAAACCATGCATATGTTTTCTGGTTCTCTACAAATTCCAATCCCAATCGGTCACAAGCTTTCTTTAGGGATTTGAGCGAATGAATCTCTGCACGTATAATTGCAACATGAGACACAGTACACCTTCCTTTCATTTAAATTGATTTAAATGTCCACTTTCCCTTTTTAGCTGTTTTACATCCTCCTATTCCTTTTAGTATTTTATAAATTGTATGATAACAAAAGCCATTATCTCTTGCAAATTTCCTCATTGTATTACTTTTAAATCTTTCTCCTGTTTTAAGGTTAATAGCAATAAACCATTTGTTTTTAGAAGTATTTTGTTTATTCATTCTTGGTGTTACAAATCTACAATTAGATTTACAATAATTACCATTATTATTTATACGATCTAATTGAACATCATTACCATATTTACGTTTTGCAATGAGATATGGAATTAGCATATCTTGTTTAAACCCAAGGTAATCATTCCATTTAGAATCAATTGAAATATGTTTATAGTACTTATGTTTTGTATTATTAGGATTATTACATCTTTGTTTCATATCTACCCATATTTTATAGAATCTTCTACGAGAATCATTATGTTTTGTATTATTTGGGATTCCAGTTATTTTGTTAATTCCCGTAGGCATATTCTCTTTAATCCTCCTTTTCTGCTTTAACTTGATTTAATTCATCAATTGCCCGATCAACACAATTCAAACTGATTTCCCAACATTGTTGTGTAGTTCTATCTCCTCTCATCAATTGGGATTTAAGTCCTTGATTCAGAATACGTTTTGCTTTTTCAATTCTTTCTTCTGTCATAATCAATCATCCTTTCCCCATAAGCATTTGCTTTTCATAAATGGATCTTCTCTGCCATCATACTCCTTACAATACAATGGTCTTTTCTCGTATATATCACATCCTTTCTCTGTTAAATGATGACATTTGAATGGAATAATAACAATTAAATGACCATCTTTTACAAACGTCTTGCATCCTCTGATTTCATAAAAGCTACGTTCAAAGTAATTGTTGGGATCAATTGCAGAAACAACACCGATCCATTTACAACATTCCAGGCATTTCAAGCATAGCTCAGATTTTCTTTCCATTTCGTGTATTCCACCTATCAATCAATTCCGTTCTGCTTATATCTTCCAGTCCAAATAAGCAGCGTTCACATTCAATGAACCATTCTTCCCCGTTATTTTCTGGTCCATTTGGTTTATTGCCACAGAAAGGACAGGATAATACCGCTGTTTCAAATGGATCTGGTTTGCATCTAATTACTGCTTGTCCATCAATACAAACCCAAAGCGTGTCTTCCCTTGTTAGAATTTGAAAACCAACCGATCCTTTGAAGTGTGATCTTTTGATGTCCTGTTCAATTGAGATAATTACATTCTTAAATGTCTTTTCAAATACGTTTTCCATTGTTTATTCTCCCAATTTAAGTTGCCGTTTAATTCCCCTTAACTTGAGATTAACAGTTGAATTGGCATGACGATAAATAGCTGCTTTCTCTTTCAATGCCGACAATTCCTTTTCCCGGTACTGCGCCAGAATTGGAATCTGTTTCATTGCTGTTTCCAAATCCTTTTCATAATGGGAATCCTTGGACAATTGTTCAATCTCTGCACCAGACCATTTCTCTTTAAACAATCTCTGACAGAAATCATCATCTACAGGCAATTGGGAATTCCAGATCTTGTTCTTGATTTGAATTATATCCCTGATTTCTTTTGGATTGGGAAGATTGACAAAGAATATGGCATCCCATCTACCGGATCTCAGGAATTCAGGAGGAAGTATATCCAGATTGTTTGCAGTTGCTACTACAATTGCATCTGTTTTACGTTCCTGCATCCAGGTAAGGAAATGTCCTAATATACCCTCACTTGTTTCATGAGCCATCCCTTTGCCGGTTCCACCAAATGCCTTTTCAATTTCATCAATTGCAACTACGCACTTTCCAAATGCATCAATTGTCTTTGTTGCCAATCGGGTTTTCTGTTCTGTTTCCCCTACCAGACTACCTTTTAATCCACCAATATCCAGCATGATCCCAGGCCAGCCAAGCAGCGAACACAGACACTTTATGGCATGACTCTTACCTGTCCCTTGAAATCCTACAAGCAGCACAGATTTGATCTTGGGCTTGATTGAATCGGGGTTTTTGAATGGTTCCAATCGGGAAGTGAAATACTGTTTGAATAACTCCAAACCACCAAGAGTTTCAATTGGCAATACTTCAAGGAAATCCATAAAACCAGTTTGCTTGATAACCTGACGTTTACGCTCAAGGATGGTCAGAAGATCAAATGTCCTTTTGGTAATTGCAGAATAAGCCAGGACGTTTTCAATCTCTTCATAACTCATTCCCTGACTGGCATCAATAACCTCATTGCTGATAGTGTAATTGATCTTATTGAATTCCTCTTGAGTGAACTTGCCACTTTCCAGCATTTCCTTTGCGGAGGCATTTGCAGATTCAGCGATATTCTTTGCAATTGTTTCAATTTCCTCTTTTGTAGGAAGTTTGAAATCAATTACAGGAATGAACTCCTTCAATGCGGTGGGGATTCTTTTGGAATTGGTTCCTATGATAATCAAACAGGTCTGATTGGCTTTCAGCATTTCGTAAGCATTGAGTAGTGCTTGCATAATTTGGAAGTTCTCAATGAATTCATCGAAGTTTTCCATTATGATTGCACTCTTTTCTGTCTTGGTTGCTTTTTCAATGATTTCCAAATGATCACATTCAATGTCTTCAGTTGTATTGTGGGGATCGTTAATGATTCCTCTAATTGGATTCCAGTAGATCTTATTGAATGTTTCGTTAAATGTAATGGATCTGATTGCTCTTTTGATTTCAGTTGTTTCAACAAAGAGCATTCCATAGCCAGCTTGAAGATAGTTACTCAGATTCATTTTAATCTCCTTTCTTTAATTGATGTTTTTGTACGCATTGACTCGAAACATTTCCAGCCAATTCTTTCCAAAACTCCAATCGGTTTTCATTTTTACGGATTGTGTCCAGGGTAAATGGGGTTTGTTACACATAATATCATCTACCATATCAATGTAATCTGGTGCTTCATATTTATAAACGTTATTGTAGGCTGAATCGTGAACCTGTCCAATTGGGTGAGATTTCCAATTATCATCATTTTCAATTATTTCTTCAATTCTTATTAATGAATCAAGTAACAATAGAAAGGAAGTAGATTGAATTGGATAATTGATTATTTCATTTCTGCTAAGTGGATAACGTCTTCTAAATCCAAAAGGGTTTTCCACATAACCTGTTTTATAGTAATTTTCAACTAATGAATCTTGCCATGTTTTGTAAACATTATATCTATTATAAAACGCATTTTGACATTCTGCAATATGATTTTCACTAAATTCTATATAATATTTCTCCCAATTAGATTTGAATTTACTTTGTTTATAAAATCCTCTTACGTATTCCTCATAGAAAGGTGATTTACGCATTTCCTGTGCAATTGAAGTATTAACAGCACCAAAGAAGTTTGCAAAGGTAAAGTTGTTTTTAGCCAGGAATCTATATGTATCATCATATTTAACTTTAACTTCCTTGTAGCTCATTCCTTTTAATCCAAATAGTTCAATTGCCCAATGGGAATGCATATCTAAATCATGATTCAGATCTTCAATCATTTGAGGATCATTTCCAAGCATCCCGGCTACTTTTACTTCCGCACCATCATAATCAGTTTCAGCAACAAACCAATCTTCAATTGGATCTAATGCTTTAAACATCTTACGGATGATTTTCCAATCTATACCATTAACTATTTCCCCATGTTTTGGTATGTTTTGGAAATTGGGATCGGTTGATGAACTTCTATATGTTTCAGCCGTATTGAGCCAAAAGTCGGGGTGTAATTTGAAATCTTCATCCGATATGTTTCTCAATATGTCAGCCAAATAGGTGTTTTGGGCTTTCAATAACTTACGATATGCAACCAATAAAGCACAGAATTTAACCCCATGATTTTCTGCATATTGTGTAATTGTAGCTTCATCAGTTGATTCATTACTTGTTATTTTACTGACCTTAATTGGTTCTAATTTCAAAAATCCATATAGAAATTCACGTAATTGTAGAGTTGAATTAAGATTAATCAACCAATCGGTATAATCATAACAGAATTTCATCAGGCTCTTCCCATATATTTTAAATCAATACTGTTAAGATCAATTTGACCGTCATTTTTAGATTCTTTATCGAAATTACTTATAATATCTTTAATAGCTTCAATTATAGGTTCAAAGCCATCAATTCTTTTGTTTGTTTCGGGATCAATAATTACCATTGGTATTTCATTATTTTGGATTTGTTTATTCAATTTAACCAAACCCATAAAAATAGCATAATCAACACAATCAACAATATCAAGAAGCATTTTTAAAATATCAAATGGTTTTTTAGGAAACAGGTAATGGAAATCAGGCTTTTCAAAATTGATTACATTAAAAAGGTATGTCATGCTTTTCAATGCTTCAAAAATAGTGAAGTTGAAATCATCTAATAGAAATGCTTGTCTTTCTCTTTTCTCCTTTTCAAAATCTGGATCTTTAAAGATGTAATCATATTTCATATCAATTCGTTTTAATCTTTCAATCAATTCTTCCTTGAACATTATATGGGGTGTTACCAGTTTTAGGTTTTCAATTAAAGAGAAATCGGTTATTTCTAATTCTCTTTCTTTAATTGAAATAGTAAAGATACCGTTATTGTTCTTAGCCAAATGATACTTTTCGGTTAATTCTGCTAATCTTTCTTGTTTCTTCATCCTGTTCTCCTTTCTTTGTTGCTTGGATTAATTCAGTAAGTTTATTATCACCTTTCTTTTTGGAAGTACTTTGTTTTTCCAAATACTTGTTGTATTCAATAAACTCAGGTATATTTGATATTTCATTTGTAATCTTATCAATATTGTTTTCTAATAGAGAATAGAAATTACTAAATTCAGTTTCATCAATTGAAACACCCCTTTGGGTCATATTGGCAAATGCCCAATGTCCTTTATGTAAGAACTCATAGTTTTCAAATGCTTTGGGATATGCATTTGGCATTATTTCATTTGTTAATACCAAGTAATTGTTGAATGTAGTAATTACATCCAATCCAGCATAAAGAATCAAATCATCATGGGGTGCATGTCTTATTCTATTGCACTTATCATCCTTTTCTTTCTTCATTAAGAATGCTTTAACAGTTTCAGAATAAGGTGGGATTCCAAACCGCATCAGGTTTTGGAAATCCAATGAAGTACACCCCCTTCTTTCATCAATTACATGAGTCGCCAGCATGGTGCAGAATGTATTCTCAATTTGTTTGATCTTGAATATATATCTTGAACCAAGATCTTCAAATTTACTATTCTGAATTACTTTGAGAATGTTTGGATTGGTTAATATGGATTGCATATTCTTAATTACTTTATCCCAAACACTTAAATCATTTTGCCATAAGTTTTCATGAATTACCCATGCTATATTTTCCAATCCAAATGATATATGTGTTAATTCAAAGAAGCTGTCATATGGATTAAGGTTTGTTGTTTCATAGTCCAAAGCTACTTTATCAAGTTGATTTACTTTTCTAAATACTTCATCAAGTTGATTGGCTTTAACTTCAATTATCTTGATGTTATCCAGTATCTTTCTTTTCTTTAATAAACTGTTTATAAAGCTTCTTTTATGGTAATCCTTTTGCCATAACTTGGATATTCTGCTTATGTCTTTTTCAATTGCATATTGATAATGATATGCGTTTATATATAAAGGATTTAAGATAGGGAATACAATACAATTGAATTCGAAATTCGGTACAATTCGATTTCTAATCTTTGATGCAGCAATCTTGTTTTTGATTCCCATTACAGACTTAAATGCCATTTCACCCAATGTTACAATTACTTTTGGTTTTAATTCCAGAAGCTTTTCAGCAAGGATTCTTCTACAGCATTTGTATTGATTATCGGTAACTTTCTTTGATGCACATACCGCAGCATGAGTTATTGCCGCTTCATGTAATAGATTGATTCTGTTTTTATAGAAAGCACTTCTAATTGATCCAAGCTTTTCACCAACCAATAGATTCTTCTTTATATCTTCTTCTGGTGTAAGATGTTCTCCGACAATTACCAATCCATTATATTTGTTACCCACAACAGGTTCCATTTTTGGATTGATTAATTTGTCCTTGTTTCTTTCATATAACTTACATTTATCACAATCATAAACAATCTTTGACTTTTTAACGACTTGTTCTGGAATAGGAAAGTAGAAACTCATTTCGTTTATATCCTAATTGAAAATGGGGATGTTACCACCATAACTTGATAACATCCCCATTTGTAAACAATCAGACTGCTTTTACCTATTACAGATCATTGTCATTCTTGATAATCTCAATCAATTGCTTTACAACTTTCTTGATATGGAAGATAGATTTACCTTTCTCTGAATAAATAGGCTTTACTGCTGTAATGATTGTTGCTTCATCAGCCCCATCCAATACCATCTTCTCAATTATTTGATAAACCGAAATAGCATCTGCTTCAGGGGTTTTAGTTTCTTTCTTCCCTCTCAGGGACAACTTGCTTTTGCTTGTCTTTTCAGTTCTGCTTTTGGGTTCATCTTCAGGGACAACTTCAAACAGCTTTTCCGACATGGTTTTAATGTTTTTACGTTGAATTGAATTGAGCTTGATTTCAAATGCATCACACATACCCGCTAAGGTATCCTTATCTTTGGCTTTGATTGCATCTTCAACCATTGACCGTGTAATTGTAACTTCTTCTCCTTTTTCGGAATCTCCGGTATCACCTTCAGCAAATTCCACAAGCTTGTCTGCAATCATTTCAAGCATCTCTTCTTTGGTAGTTTTGGGAGATGCTTTCAATTCCAATTGCTTTACAAATTTGCGAAGCTTGGGAATTGGAAGTTCTTCTGCCGCTGAATAGACTTCATCAGCATCAAAATCTGTTGGATCAAATGGCACTTCATAATCTGATTCAACTTCCTCTTTCTTTTCTTCTTTCTTACCGGATTTCTTCAATCGGTCTTTCAATGAAGGTTTCTTCTTTTCTTCTTCAACACCCAGGATCTTCAGCAATTGTGCTTTTACGCTTTCAACGTCTGTTTGATCTTCATCAATCTCAACGTCACCAAGAAGTCCCTGAACATCATCATCAGAAATGAATTCAAGCAATTGTTCTTCGTTTTCAATTGATTTGATGATGTCAATCAATTCATTCCTTGTTTCATCATCAATTTCAATTCCACCTTCTTCACCTTCTTCTTTACCCAAACATTCCAGCATAGCTTCTTTTAATGATTTAGCTGTTTTGTATTTGCTAAGGTCAAGTTTAAAGATTGATTTGAAATCAGGATCTTCACAAATCTCTTTCAGATCATCAATCTTTTTGGTTTCATTGATTACAGCTACCAATTCGCTCAGATCATCTTCTTTAACTTCTTCTTCTTTTTCTGCTTTGGGTTCTTCTTTCATATCCTCCGTTTCAGCCGCTTCGAAATACTTATCTTCCAGGGTATCATACCATGCAACGAATTCCTGGCTGTATTCCTCTTTTGGATTGATTGATTTGATGATTTCAATAATGATTTCATCTTCATCCATTTTTCCCATTGCCAAAGGTTTCAATCCAACTTCTTTACCGAATTCTTTCAATTGTTTCATTTCCATGACTAAATCCTCCACTTTTAGATGTTTTACCCATTGTAGTTTCTGACATACTTCAATTTCTTCCCTTGTTGCAATTCCCAAATCATAAATGAGTACCGAATTGATTAAGTATTCATATCGGTAAACTCTTGCTTTTCGCATCACCCCCTTTGGTACATATTTACCAAACATTAATCGTAAAGTGACAATATCCTTTTGAGTTAATCCCAAATTAACCCAATTGGCATTAAGCCATTTATACAATCTGTATCTTCTAATAAGAGTGTATAAATAGGCTTTCCATCGTGGCAATCGAACGACAATGGAATCCATTATTTTGATTTAAGTTTTAGTTTGCTTAATCTGGACTTTAAGGTAGGAGTATCTTCTACTATGCGGGTTTCAATTGGATCTACATATTGAACTCCGACTTGGGGATATGATTTCTGCTCATATTTCTGTGCTACTCGTTCTGCTGCTTCAGTTCCATTAAATGCAATGAATTCCTCCTTCCATTTGATAGATGTCATTTTCTTATACCAAATCCAAACCCAATTGACAGCTTTTGATTCAGCAAGTGGTTTTAACTTCTCTTTTAGTTTACTAATCTGATTTTCTGTTCTTTTTAACTCTTGTTTTAATTGTTCTCTCTTACGATTTAATACAATTAAAGTCTGGTGTTCAATTGACAACTGTTTGAATTTGGGACCATTAACATCAATGTCTTCAATAACACCCTCAATCCTGCCAACACCATCTATCTTGCCTAATTGTTTAATCATTTGTACCCCCTTTCTTCATTTGTTTTATTAAATAGGGCTTTTAAAAGATAAAGGTTAATATAGTCTAACTTGGATGATTTGTCAAGCTCTTTTTTATCTAATACAATCTGCTACTTAAAATTCCTCCGATTCATACCCTCTTGCTTGTAATGAATTTCCAGCTATCATCATTCTAAATCTTTCAATTCTTCTTTTTAAATCATTTGATAATCGTTCTGCATCATCTACTGTTAAATCATATTTGTATTCTTTATTAAAGAAGATTAGAATTTCAACTGGATTGGTTTTAAGTTCCATTTCATAAAACAATTCATACAAAAACAAATCATTCAATTCATTTCTGGATTTAGGATTTCTAATTTCATTATCTTTGATTGTCTTTTTCATTTCAATCTCCTTTTAAATTCAATTGTAATTCTGTTAAAATCTGGAGTGAATTGTCGTGTTGGAATTACTCTTCTAAAATTTCAATCAAGTTAAATGCTTTTATTTCTTGTTTAACTTTATCTCTAAAGTCTTCTATCTCTTCCTGTGATGCATTTAATGAAATTCTGCTGCTTAATGCAGAATTGGATTTAACCTCCATTGGATTAAGAGAAACATGATACTCCAAATAGCCGTTTAATTCAATCAATTTATAAAAGACCTTGTTCCTTCTAAACATTATGTTTTCTCCTTTGCCTTTTCAATTGTTAATTCAAACTCTTCAATTGGGAATACCCATCTGTTTTGTCCTGTTGTTCTTCTTCTCCCTTCATTTGACATATATGCAATTGTAGCTTTACCATGTTTGATTTCAGCATAGAAAAACTCAGGATCAATGTCTGATGTGTTCTTTTCAATTATGGTGAAATCAACAGGTTCTAAATTGTATTTGATTATTTCGTTATGATAGATAATATCCCCTATTTTCAATTGCTTTGCTTCATTTAACTTCATTATTTAATCCTTTCATTTGTTCTCTTATATTAGCCTCAAATTCCTTTGCAAGTTTGAAATCAAATGTACGTTTTCGAGATACATAATCAGTAATTACAGATTTATAACTCCTTTCAAATGGGAATATGAAATTCAACCATTGTTTATCAGACCAGGGAGGAGTCCAGCAACTTGATCTACAAACAAATACATAATTAACATCAATCAATTGATCTGGTAATTCATAATTAATGCTTGTTATGTATTCTTTAACATCATTTAGATTACTTTCTGGTTTCTCCTTTCTCCAAGGTGGATAATACAAATGGTATTGATGTATTCTATTTCTTAGCATATATGCCCAATTGCTACAATCCAATTTCAATTGGTTATCATAAAATATATCATGATGTTGGTCAAAATTGTGGATAATGAATTTGGTTCCTTTACCTTCAATTAATTCGGCAATATTGGAATGTGAATCATTTATATAAGCAATGAAGTTTGAGTTGTTATATAAATATGAAAGATCAAATACATTTCCCCAAAAGTTCTTTAGTAATTTGAAATTAGGATGAACAACTCTATTGGCTTTGGTCTTTGGATTGAATAGATCAACATTTCCCCATCTGAAAGGCCAAATGGATTCATAATAGAAATTGTTCTGCTCATTCATTTGCCAATCAAAACCACTTAGATCGGGGAAAAAGTAATCCCAATCCACAGATAGGATGGTTTTTAATTGCATATTAGCTTCCTTTCATAATATCTTGTAATTCATCCAATCGAATTGCACCACCTGACTTTTTCCTCAATTGTTCATTCAATTCATGGATCTTCTGTCCCTGTTTTGAAATATGTCGATCCCTTTCTTGAATCATACCATCTTTATCTATGTTTTCCAATTTCAATTGCTTGATTTCATTTTCAAGTCTTTCAATTTGCTTGTTCTTGGATTCAATTAATTGTTCAATTGCATTTCCAATGTCAATGTAATCAATTCCATGTTGAGCTAACTTGGTTTCTTCTGGTTCTTCTTTTAGTTCTTCTTCAGGTTCTTTTGGTTCTGGTATATCAATTAAAGTATAGATTTTGGTTTTGCCTCTTTGTGCAATTGGTTTGATAACCCGCTTATTTTTGACTAAATCCCTTCTAACACAAGTTGCAATTGAACTTGCATTTCGATCAGGTAATAGATCAATTACTTCTTGAGTTGTGAATTCACCTTTTTCAGCGACCAATAGATCAATAGCCTCTTTCACTTGTTCAATCAAAGTCATTTCCATTTCAATTCTCCTTCCTTCATTTAACAGTTGCAAAGAAATGTACTGCCCTTTCAATCAATTGATAATCATTAATGGTCAATTCCCTTTCTTCTGGTTGACCACCTTTATAAAACCAAGGGGTGAACACAGTCTTATAAAGATGGTAGATTCTAATTCTATCAGGATTGCTAAATTCATTACAATATTTAGCTCTCCTGCTATGGCAAGTCATTACCCGTTTCCAATTCTCCACAATGACTTGCCATTGCAGTCTATTCAATTCATTTCTATTGAATATGATTGCTAATCGCATTATGTAATCCCCAATCCAATCCGTTTACGCACATACCGTTTCAATGCAGTTGTCAATCTTTCCCTGGTCATATCCTCCGCAAATGGTTTTTGATCTTTCCATCCTGATTGTTTCCAATAGTATGCTATGTTATGGAAATCAATTGGTGCCAGCATAGCCTTGGATTCTTTGATTGCATTGTGAAGCATGGATGGGACAAAGTAATTGGAATTGATATGTCCCATAATATGATCGGGATCACCATCACCCATTGCTTTACCATTTTCAGCATCTACCATTAAACATAACCAACAATCACCATCAGATGGTGCTGGTATTTTATGATTGAAGAACTTATCAATAAACTTCTTACAGAATTCATCAGCCTTTCTTTTCTTCTTCTCAATCTTTTTCAATTCCTTTATATCATATGGTTTGTAATCCTTATCATTTACTGTAACTTGGTTTCCAGAAATTACCAATTCATCAACAAAGAGATAGGGATTTCCAGATACACTAATAAACCATATGAACTTTTCCTGAGTTATGCTGATATGATCCGGGGTATAGTAATTGATTCGATTCCTTGTAGTGATGGTTCTCCATCCATCGGTATTCAATTGAATGTTACCGTTTTTGAAGTATTTGACAATAATTGTATTGTGCAATCTGATTCCAACACAATTATCATCAATTCGAATGATCCTGGTATTGTTTGAATTGCCATTTTTGGGTGCGGGTCTGCTCTCTTTGTTTTTGCCTCTTTCCAAATAAACAGCAATTGATTCATAATTGTTATTGAAATCGTCCATTTTAATTCTCCTTTCTTTTGTTTGAATATTGATTTACCAATTGAGTTGACTCATATCCCCTACTTCTTCCAATTGAGCATCTATCCTTTCTTCATTTAAGGTTTCAATGCTGGTATCAATTGCAGATTTTGCCATGTCAAGTAATCCACTTTCTTCAAAGTCACCATAGAATCCCCAACATGAATCCAAATCATTTTCATTTGGATCTTTAACATTAAAACCATATACATTTCCTGTCAAATAGTCATCATACAGTTTAACTTCAGATTTCAAAATGTCAACAACTTTATCAATTCGATTCTTATTTAACTTCTTCCAATTGAATTCTTTCTTTACATTCTCCTTTGATACATAAATGAATCCTACTTGACCACTATCCCAAGGACAATTGAATGGTCCTGTGCTGATTGTAATTACTGAATGATCGTAAAGGTAAAGCGGAAGTAGAATATAATTGGAGTCAATTGCCTTGTTAATGATTTTGTTGACTCTTTCTTCTACTGCTTTATCAGCTAATGCAGAAGCATCTTTATATTTGTTTGCTATTTGTTGCCAACCTTCAAACCGTTCCCAATACTCAATTCGATCCCTTACGGTAGAATCATATTCTTTTGCCAATTCAACTCTGTATTCATTTGGATCAACGTTGGGTTGTTCGTGTCCAAGATCATAACGGGAATGCCAACAAACCATTTTGCCCATCATATCAAACTCATCAATTGGGCTTAATGGATTGTCATCCAGATAGATTTCAATGATATGATCCTTGTATTCAATTGTCTCAATTGGTGCATCCATTTCAATCCTCCTTTTATCCAATACATTTCAAAATGAATTCAGGATTGGAACTAATTGATTTATCCCATTCTTTGTATCTGACAAAGAATCTATATAATTGTCTCCTTTTGTCTTTAATCCAAGCATCCAAATGAATGCCACTCACGTATCCAATTTCAAACGTTGCTGATACACCACCACATAATTCACTACAATCTGGAAATCGTTTGAAAAAGGTATTCTCAGCTTGATTGATATACAAACGATCCCCTGAATCATTGATTCTACTGTAATCGAATCTATCCTGGGGAAACCATTTAGGAATTGTAAATGTAACTCTAATTGAATCAATTGAAAATGGTAATTTATTCATTTCAATTCCTCTTTCTCTGGAATGATTACATCATCAAACCACAATGATAACAAATAGGCACATCCCGCTTCCTTATGTTCATGCTTTGGATCAAATGATCGAAGAATTGAGACAATATGCCTTAATGCTTCTTTGGTATTAATACCTTCTTTTGGAATGAATTCAGTTTCCTTTGGTAATCCTATAAAAAACCATCTTGAAACAATTCTATTCCATCTGGTATATCCATCCTTGAATTCTTTTGGAATTTGATCCCATTCAGGAAGTAATGATTTGATTTCCCCAAATGTTACATCTAAATTGGTCACTATTTTTGGTTTAATCATATTGCTTCTCCCTCTTTTGTTTCTGAATTACCAACTGGAATTCCAATTGCATTCCATGCTCCATCGGTTATAAAGATAAACCGATGTTTCAATGCAAAATCAAGCATAGTACCATTAATCAATTGTTTAACTGCTTCATCCTTGATTACAGCCCATTTACCTGTTCTATATGGATTGGGAGGCATTCCATCTTTTGATCGCATTTCTTCATCTGTAGTGTTATCATTAATTGAAATGAATATAATGCCTTGTTCCATCCATTTTTTGCAATCATTACAAGGCTCATCATTTATTACGCCACAATTCATTGGAAGTGAATTTTTGAGTCTTCTATCCAATACAATTCCCATCGGTTTATTGCAATAATAACAATTGAACATTCCAACATGAGACTTTTCCATTGTAATTCTCCCTTCATTCATTTGATTTAACTTCGATTTAACTCATGAATTTATCAATGTATTCTTCAACCAAATCATTTCCAATCAATTCATTCAAATTCCTTTCAAGTTTGTAAATCAATCGTTTCGTTTTACTTGCCTTTTCCCTTTGGGATTTACTAAGCATATCAAACCCCAATTCATTTCCAAACTCTTCGAAATCAGGATGCTGCCATAGATAGGCAATATCAATTAGCATTGAATGCCAAACGTCTTTAACCAATGGTGGTTTGGCTACTCCCTGATCTTTAGGATAGGTTAAATCATTTACTCTCAATTCCATTTGACCATAACGATCCTGGTATTGTTTGAAATATACTTTCAATGCTTCAATTCGATCATCGACACTTGATTCCCGGTCAAACAATAGCCGATGTCCGAATCCAGTTGAATAATAGAATGTCTTTTCAACTTCATTGCATTCCAATACTAATTTCCAATGATCCATTTCAGTTGAATCCATATTTGGATTGGAATACTCTTGAAATATGGAGTTGCATTTGATGTTATGGTTTTTCAACCATTCATCAATCTCATTGATCTGTTTTGATTTGTCAATTGAAGCTGGCAACGTAACAAAGAAATCAATTACCTCTTGTGGCAAGTATTCAATTAACCAATTGGTTCCGTATTTATATCCGCATTCAGGACATTCTTTGCAAAGTATGCCATCAGGATGTTCATATGGATAAGTCCAATTGGCAATCTTTTCCTCAGTTTTGTATTCAATTACACCATTATCAAACCAGGACTTTTCAAATCCTTCCGGTTCATATTTCATGTTTTTCAATTGCATCAACTTTACCTTTTTAATCATCTTTCCAATTGGACTTGTGGGTAGATTATTCAAATTCATTCTTAGCACATTGAATTCATGTTTATTCTTTGGATTGTATTTCAATACGTCAAATAGCTTCGCTAATTCCTTATCTTTCATTTTCCAGGTGTTTACCCTGATATTTACTATTTCGAGCTTTTTAGACCTATTCCAATTCTTCTGATGAATACACCATGCTCTGGCATCATTTAAATGCCATTCTTTCCAATATTCAATCATTTGAAGCAAATCATTCTTATCCATATACAATTCATCCAATTCAAGCAACTCATCATATGCCTGTCCTCCCCAATTCATTGAATGAGCCGATATGGATAGCTTTTGATATGGTACAGCCGGTTTCAAATGGACATCCAGTTTTCCATTGACATCATTTTCGGTTTTCAATTCCCAATCCAATACAACTTGCTTTCCGTCTTGTTTTCCGATCACCATTGACTTTTTCATTTCAATTACTCCCTTCTTTCATTTGATTGAATGTTTTGCATTTAACTTGGATTATTCGTCAATCATTCCAAATGAATTCTTTCTATATGTTGGTTCAAGACAAACGATCAAGGAATAGTTTAATTGATTCTCCCATTGATAATATGGAACTGGTTTAACATAGCAATAAGGAATCCCTTCTGGATTGTTCCAAATGGATAGAATCTTTCCTTTGCGATTCAATCCAATATTTCCTGTAAATGTAATTGTTTGTCCTATTTCGTATTTAATTGGAAATAGTGTTACCAATTCAGTTTCAATTCCTTCTCTAATGAATAGTCTTTGATTGACTTCATAACACCCCGAAACGGGTACGCCAAATAGATTCAATTCATCTGAATATGCAAAGAATGTTGTACCCAGGACCAAATGGTAATCCAATCCTGTTTGTTTTACAAATTGATCCAGCCATTGTTGCGGAAGTGCTGTATCCACAGTCACATCCAATTCCATATGTTTCAATAACTCTCCTTTTGTCCATCCAGTTCTTTCCAATTCATCCTTCTTAAAGACTTTGTGTTTGATTGTCATTTCAATTCTCCCTTTTGATATTCTGCATTTGATTTGATTGATATGACTTCCCAATGTTGTGTGCCAGTAGTAACATCAGTTTGAATCAAATACATATTAAAGAATCGTTTGAAATAATTCATATGTATTTGATTCAATCTAAATGATCCCATGCGCTCATTCTTTAGCCAAATGACCATGAATTTCTCATCATCCATTAATTAATCCTTTCTATTCAATTCTTTACTCATATCAATATCAACATTAAAACTTCCATCAATATAGAATGCTTCAGTAGGTAGTGGGTAATCATCTGATTCAGCTATTGCAATTGCTTCTGTTAATGAATTAGCTTCGATATTCATTGTTGAATATACTTCCCAACTACATGAAACTTTAAATATAGCCATTTCAATTCTCCCTTCATTTGATTAAATGGATTGTTTGGGCATAACTTGGCTTATCCCAACCACCAATAATTGTCTTCAATTGGGGTTCCAACAGTATAGGATCGTTCACCCAATTCCCATGTCCTGGTATCTGGATTGAATTCAGCTTCAGGGATTTGGTTTAAATGGTAATTGAGAAGCAAATAGAAAATGTGATCCATATCTTGAAAGATAAAATCTTCATCAGGATGTGAATACCCTTCCCAATTGTCATTGCAACCACAATCACAATCATCTGGAAATGGATCATCAATCGGATTCCAATCAGGCTCATCCTCTTCTCGATTGAGAGTAGAGCAATTGAATTCATGGGAATCAAAGTCAGGAAGTTCTTCAGGTGGGAAATCTGTCTCAATTATAGTTAATTGAGAAACAGATGGAATTGCAACAAGATGGGATAGATAGGTAGGATAGTTATATAATTCAATTGAATTGCGGTCATATAACTTCATTTTAAATACAACGTCTTCGTAGCCAACATGAAATCCATTTGGATTCATGGCATAACGGGAATATTTGATAATCATTTCAAATGAATCAGGATAACCCGGTTCTACTAAATGCAAGTTCCTTTTATCAATCCAAACAGGATTGATTTCTACTCCTTCGATTGGATTGCCAAAGTTCTCTAATGCCTGTTTCAATGCAAAAGCATCAATGTAGGTTTGATTGAATATGGTGTTCTTATCAACGTCATCAATTCGCTTAATTAAACGAATAAGTTCACCAACATCATTTGCTTTTGCTTTTAACTCATCAATTGAGTCTTTTTCATTTGTTTTGGTTAATAGTTCTTTGTAATTGGTAAGATACTTAACAACGTCTTTGTGATTGATTAGCTTTTCCATTTCCAATCTCCTTTCACTTATTCAATTGGTTATTTGTGCTTAACTTCATTCTGGTGCAATATACACTTTTAAAATGCACTTGTCAACATATTTTCAATTGCATTTTAACTATATTCTTTCTTTTCAATTGATTCATAGAAATCCCCCCATGAAGTCAATTGATATTCTTTATTCTCAACATCATATACAATTGTTGAAGCATATGTTTCTCCCATATTTACGTATAATCCAATTGTATTACGCCAGAAGTTATCTACATGATAATTTTCAACTATAATTGATTCTACTCCAAAACCTTCCAGCATTTCGTTAATTGCATTCATTGTTAATTCAATCTTTTGTGGATAATTGTAACATTTCAATATCCACTTGATATTGGAATCAAACTCAATTAATTCTTCTACTTCTAAACCATCAATCAATTTCTTTGTAAGAATGAGTTTGATTGATTCAATTGTCGGAAACACTTGTCTCAATTCTTCAATTGTAATTGTCATTTCTAATTCCTTTCATTGATTTGTTCAAGCAATCTGTTAATGATAGCCAATAGCATTTCTTTTGACATCCATTCCAATTTGATTTCTTTTAATTGATTAGGATTCAATTGGAAGTCTTCACCACAATACATATTCAATCCACCTATATGATTTGGATAATTCATTTGGTAAACTGATTTGCCAATTAATACAACCAAATTAGGATTGTCTTTTTCTTCATAGATTTTGATATTCATTTGTTTTGAATCTCCCTTATAATTAGAATTAAGAATACTGTTACTGGAATTACAATTGTTAGCTTAAGCAAATGATATGGTGAATTCCAGATTGCCATATACAATTCCATACTATCACCTGTTATAAAACAAGTTATTAAAAGTATCAAATGCAATTGGAAGTAGTTCAGGGTAAAATATGATAGTACTGAATCCAATTACAAAACCAATCATCAATATAATACAAACCCATCTTTCAATCATACATCCTCCCTAAATTGTTTCACCATTTGATTAAGTTCATTTGAAACACATTCAGGACATATTAAATCAATCTTCTTTGGCCCCCCTATAATTAATGGTTTACCGCAATTGCAAACAAGTCTTTCGTTTGTAAATGGAATGACAAAACATCCATCGTCATCCCGATTCAATTTGATTCGCCATATCTTCTTTGGTTGAGCCATTTGAATTCCTTTTTTGAATTTAACTTCATTTTGAACTTATACAAACTTGAATGAAATATGTCAAGTCTTTATTTTATCCAATTAAATTAACAAATTGAATTCAAAATAGCTCAAAATCTGGAGTGATTGCCATGTTGCGAATTAAATCGTTTGTTAATTGAAAAACAATGCTTTTATTAGCCAGGAAGCAAACCCAAAAACTGCTTCCACTATAAGAACGATCATCAGAATTGAATTGATCTTTTTCATGTATTTGACAATTGATTGCTGATTAATTTGAACGTCCATTTGGATTCCCCTTTTCAATTGATTGTTTGCATTTAACTTGGTTTTCCAATAACCTTATACGATCAATCATTATGCCCTAATCCAGAACAATCCAGATCGCCAGCAATAGCTATAAATCAGCCTGGGCATGGGTACATAGCCACAAAGCCAGATCATGGCATTGGAATTGATTTTAGATTGTTTGGGATTGGATTGTAATTCTGGAATACAAGGCAGGATTGATTGATATTATTTGATAATCAATAGGCAATTCCTCCACATAACTTGGGTTTAATTCAGACCAATTCAAATCGCTTCCAATAGCTTTAAATTGTAAACTGGTATATTCCTATACCCTGTTTTAGTTTATGCTATTGGAATTGATTCTACAAACGCAAATAGGGCATATTACCATCCTGGTTTGGATAGCAATTGCCCTATTTGGATTTAACTTCGAATTACAATTGATTAATCATTTCCCGATTGCCAATCCTTACTTGTCCATTTAATCCAATCGGGATTAAAAGGCATAATCCAATCATGATTGCAATTATGACAAAGAAACTGGTATTTTGTAATTGATATGGCAAATGCGCTTTCCACATATTGATTGATTTTTCCACAATACGGACACATTTGATTGGCCCGATTGTAGCAATTCCAATCAATCCATTTGTCTTCGTGAATCCAATTACCATTTGCCCTAAAAACAGGTTTCAATACTTTTGCCAATTGTCGTGGCTGAATCAATTTGTTTGAACTAATTATTTCAAATACAAATGTTTCTGCCCTATCAGGCATTGTTCGAATTGTTGGATTGACCTTGGATTCAATTGCAATCCAATCTTTGATTGATTCAAACCGATTGGTATCAATTGCCGTTCCAGCAAATATCAATTTGATGTCAGCCAAATGGACATTGCCTTTAATCCAATCGACAGTACAACTTGAAAGTGACAATCCGATTAAGTGATTACTCATTTCAATTCCCCTTTCATTTGGATTGTTTGAGTTTAACTTGGTTTGGATTGATTTAGAAATAACTGGAATGGTTTTCGATATATTCGACTTTGGAATCAATTGCGAGTTCAATCAATTCGATGATTCTTTCCCTTGTCAATTCTTTATCCGTAACGTCAATGTCAATAAACCCATCGTTATTAATTGAAATATCCTCCGATTTGCAATTGGTCCAAATAGTAATATTCGAATTGATTTCATTATCACAATATAAGTCAATTGAATTGCACTTAAACGGCTGATTGTAGCTACGATACATGATTTTCATTTGAATTCCTTTCATTTGATTGTTTGGGCATAACTTCATTTAATTCAGATCGGCTACAATAGCATGAAACAGGCATAACTTGGTTTTGGTATATCCTAACCTGTTTCATGCTATTGGATAGGCATTGGGATTGATTATTTCGGTGCTTTCCAATTGTCGCAATCAATCACTTTCCAGCCAAATGACTCCCATCGTTTAAACGTCGGCTTCCAATTGCGATTAGATGCCATATGAATCAATTCAATCGGGCCAATTTCATTGTAATTATAAATACAGTCTTGATTGATTGATAAATCAATTGAGCTTGCATCAGTACTGGTATTTGGATAACAAGCATCATAACGTAACATATCAATTGGGAAACGATTGATTAAACTGTTTGGGATTACTTTGAATCGAATTGGAGTTGCCATATCAATTCCTCCATTTGAATTGTGATTGAACAAACACAAATAGGGCATATTACCATCCAATTGAATGAATAGCAATTGCCCTATTTGATTTAACGACTCAATTCATTGGAACGGCTGATTGCCAATTGGGTCCAACTCCAATATTTGGGGAACAATCCATTTAATCCACGTTTAATCTCACGCGGAAACCAATGTTCAATTGCAATTGCAGTCGTATAATCCTTTCGCAATTCCTCAATTGCATTGCAATCCCCATTGAATACGAATTCGATTGTGGTATGAGGATGATGAAATGGATTGTGAGTCGGATTACCCAATTCACAATCCAAACAATGATATTCGCATTCGAATAAAGTAATGCCTTGCCAATTGCCATATTTGGATTGATTGAGCCTGGACAATTGGGTTTTCCGATTGCATCTTTTCTTGCGTGTCTTATTCATATCAATTCCCCTTCCTTTACAATTGGCAATTGGATCACCTGACCAATTCAGATGACCCAATTGCCTTTGATTATGGTTTAAATATCAGAATGCAATTGAGATGTCAATAGTTATTTAATTGCAGTTTTCAATCCACCCAAGCTAACCACTTCAGCCAAAGCATTTTTAAATGGAATCCATTCGGTAATTGATTCGGTAATTCCATTTGAATTGAGAACTACCATCCAATTGTTGCCAAAACCCCTAACCATTGCCAATTCATTATCAAACCGAATAAAGGCATCTTCGGTATTGACATTTGGATTGGACTTGTATTTGAATTCCACGATTGTTTCACGCCGAATACCCGAATTGTCAATTGATTTGGTTTTTGCGTGTTTGATTGTTGGATTGTTTTTCAATGCCTGATTGTGTGCCTTAATTGAATCACGATTGGGTTTGGGGCTGGAATTGACAGGCTTGTTGGGAATTGGATTGGATTTGGGATTGGAATTGGATTTGGCGGGTTTGTAATCAATTAATAGTGCAGGATCGGTAATTGGTACAGGAATCCAAGGTAATTGGATTACATTACCAACATATCGTTTCGATTTGAATTGGGGTTTGGAATTGAGTTTTGCCCGATTGCCTTTGGGAATTGATTGTTTAATCCGATTGACTTCCTTTTTATGAATCAATTCCTGGTACAATTCAGGGTAGGCAAGCTTGAAACAACTGGTACATACCATATCCAGCAATTCAATTGTAATCGGGTGAATTGTTTTCCCATCGTAATAAGTTTTGGAATCACAATCAATCGAAATGTCATTTGAATTGATTGATTTTCCACAAAAATACCGATTGGCTTCCGAATTGTAAAGGTGTTTTTTCAATTGCTTTTTCATTTCAATTCCTTTCTTTAATTGTGGGCAATGCCCATTTGAATTGTGGAAATTCTCAATCCAAACATTTGGATTTACTATTTCCACCTATTGGAATTGGAATTCAATTCCAAATATGTCAAAACCTGGAGTGTCGCCTGTTTGTTGGTTTTTCAATCCAATTGATTAATCTCAATTGCCATGTTATGCCCTGGAGATTTGTTTGCAATTGGAAGGACCACCCGATCAAATGAATGATCTCCTGCGGATTGCAATTATCCAATTGACTTAAAACAATTGGATAATTGCAATTGCAAGCTATAAGCAATTACCAATTGACTTAAAACAATTGGATTGCAATTAAAACAAGTAAAAGCACAATCTAATTGACTTTTACTTACAGGAAAAACCGTTTTCTCATAAGGAATTGAAAAAGTCAAGTCTTTATTTTATCCAATTAAATAGGATATTTAAATAAGCAATTGAAAGCAATTATAAGTGATTTAATTGCTTAAAATACAATTACAAAACAATATGCAATTGAGGCAATAAAAACGTTTGACATATTAAAAAGAACTATGATATATTGCTTTCCGTAGTTGATAGCAGTAAACAAACAAACAAGGAAAGGGATTAGCCTATGATCGAAACATTTACACCGTTTTATGATCACCGTGGGATTGCAGTACTTGGAAAGCCAGTATTAAGTGAAATTGAATTCAATCAAATGAAAGAAAGGAAAAGACAAATGAAACTGAATTCTTTGAAACTGCAATTGAACAAGGCAACCGAAACCCCGAAGCTTTCACTTTCCAAAGGCACGATTGCAAAGGAAAGCGAAATCACGATTGAGAAACTGAATAGGATTGAAAGTCTTGAAAGGAAAGTCGAGGAAATACTGAAACGATTGGAGGGAATTCATAACGCAATCGGAAAGCAATATGAAACGATTGCAAGCTTGAATACTGAACTTATACCGTCAATTGTGCATGGTATGAAAACCCTTAACGATATGCAAAGCGAGAACAATATGCTTTGCATTCAAGCCTTGAAGTCTCTTCAATCGAAACCGATTGAAACAACTTTGAGGAAAGGAAATACAATTGAAACCCCAAAGGCGATTGAAACCCCATCTGAAACAAGCGGAAATGAATTGGAAAGGCTTGCAAGCCTTTGGCGCAAACATTGGACTGGGAATTTTTGCGGATCTCAGGAAATTGAATTGAAAGCCTTTGGGGAATTCATTGCAAAGATCAATGAAGACGATCTTGAAAAATCGTTTGATAATGCGGCCAGCAATCCCATAGGCAAAGCGAAGTACCCAATTGCAAGGGTAGGCAAGGCCAAAGCCTTTGAAGGCTTTAAACAGGCTTTAGCTGAGTTTCAAGGCAATACCGAAACCCCATCGACAACTGAAACCCCGAAACCGATTGAAACCGAAACCCCAAAGGCAAGTGAAGTTATTGACACAAAATTCTTCATGAAAGCCTTTGCAATCGGTTTGGATAATGTGCAGGAAATCAAACAAGCTTGGATTGATGGAAACGATACTAAAGCCAATCGGCAAGCTGTGAAAGACTTCATTGAAGAGTTGACAGCTTGCAAACCTGAAACCTTTGGCTTTAAGGTTTGGCAATTGTTTTTCAACTGGCTTAACGCTTTCAAGCGGTAAAATTGAAACAGGCTTGTCAAAGGCTTTCAATTCGCTTTGACAAGCCTTTCATCAAAACCATATACCATATGAAAGGCAAAACATAATGGACTCAATTACGGGCATTTTACAGGCTTTTGAAACGATACCGATTGAAGTACTTGAGGCTTTAATCCTTACAGGCTTTTTTGTTGTTGGTATGGTGCTTTTGCTGGCGTGTATTGTTTGCCGATATTGGACTGGCAATTGACATTCAAGTTGATGGGTACAGCACATAAGAGCAATTAGCAATTGATTATTTGAATTGACTCTCAATTGCTAATTGCTCTTTTAATTGCATATCATAAGTTAATCCAATTGACTAATTCAATTGCATAGTCAATTGAGCAATTCAATTACTAATTCAATTGCCGACCGTAGTCAATTGAATTCCCAATTGGGGCTAAGCCCTCCCCCGCTAAATTTATAATCAAAATGCAATTTGGTTCATCCAAGTAATATTATTGTTATATTAATAGCTCAATTTCATATTCAGTTTCAATTATCCCCATTGTTTTTTCAATTCCAAATTATATAGATTTACAAATTTCCCATACTGATTTATTCAAGTCCTGTTTACCATCGGTAGATAGAGGTATTGAATAGGTATAAAGTATATTTGTATTGGAAATTACAAATGTAATATAAAAGTTAATAGGATTTTTAATAAGGATGGATTTTTGTTCTGACTTTCTCTGCCGTGTCCCATCGGTGGGGAGAGGTCTTGGAAAGGTATAAAGTAAATCCTAATTGGAATTGAATATACATATTGATTTCTTAATAGGTTTAATATAAAGGGTGGTTTTTATGGTGGGGTGGGGTGGCTGTCGCCCGGCGAGAGGGAGAGGTCAGGATATGGTGTAACTATTAAAGTCATTAAAAAATGCAAATGTAATTGAAATCCGATTAGGGATTCAATTGAAATGGATTGAGTAGGATAGGTCTATAGGTGGGGGGTGGCTGTCAGCCGGGGGGAAAAGAAGGTACTTGGATGAAGAAATGGGATGGGTAACTATTAAAGTCATTAAAAAATACTAACTGTTATGTAATTCGATTAGAGAATATAAACAGTAGTATTAAAGTCATTAAAAAAGCCAAATATAAGGCAAAATAACCCTAAATTTGGCTTTTCTATGTTTAAATTGTAATAAATCTACTAAATAATTAGTGTTTTGGTATTGATTTTGGTTCTGGTCCTTTACTGTAATCGAAAGTTGGAATCTCTATTACAGGATCTTCATCAATTATACCCAATCTGGATATATCAAACCAAGCAGATTCTTGTATTTTACCATCTTTGTCTATTCCTGGGTTGATGATAACTTGGACACAACCATATAGATCGAATGACACAGTTGTTACGACACCAGTAAATCCGGTGATGCGGTCTTTGACTTTCAATCCAAGGTAATTGAGGTTTTCTTCGATGTTAATCATTGGTATCCTCCTTTTTTGCGAAAGAATCAAGGTTGGTTTCATAGATCAGATCATTTATCAATTGAATTGATTTGAAGGTGAGGTTGTTGATGATTGATTCGGATATGTGTCTTTCACTTTTAGGCATTGATTTAATATGAATCTTCAATTTGGAAATCATGTAATCAAGGTTGAGTCCAAGAGTGTTGTCAAAGAATACATTTTGTAATGAAAGACAATCAAGACAGGTTTTATAGGTTACGAGTTTACTATGGATTTTGATTCGATGGGTATGGTATGAATTGGGTGGTTGAATGATTTGATTGCATGAATTACAGATATGAGGTTTAATTGCTTTGACGATTTTCGAATTGATTGGTCTTATATATTGGAATTCGTTTTCGATATGAAAGCAAAGATCGTTATTGGATTCATGTTCTTCTATAGGGACATCGGTTACGATGGGATGGGTCATGGCATTGACGATTTCAATGAGATTGCGTTGATTCTCATTTTCAATGACATTCCATTTGATATTGAGTTTGCGTTTTTGAATAGAAGAGACAATCGTATAGATGAAATCAAATGCATTTCTGGTTAAGGCATAGAAATACCTTGGATAGATCAATTTGACTTCTTTGAATACGATTGGGAAATAGCGTTTGATGGTGTCTTGGATATTGGGGTCGAATCGGTAATCGAAGAAGACTCTTAGAAAAGAACGACAGTCTGTGCAAAGGGGTAGAACACTATTTACGACGTTTTTGATATTACCGTTTTCATATGAATAGGTTTCATAGGTGACTTCATAATGGACATTGCTGGACATATCCATTTCGTAGGAACAGGAATTACAAATACAGAATTCATCGGTGTTTTCTTTTATAGAAGAATGAATGAAATAATAAGCTTTGAATGATTCCTTGTTTTGTATTCTTTGTTTGTCTTCTTTAAGAATAAGATCGGAAATACTGTAAAGCTTCTTATCGACTGATTTGGGTTTCATAATTGCCGCTTCAACCATTTGATCGACTGTGCTTTTGGGATCTTCAACCGGATTATCCATTTGATCCTCCTTTTATTTGGTTTCTTCTTTATTGGCAAGTTCCTGAGTGATTTGACAATGCATGAAACGAATTCCATTTGTAGCAAGGTTTGCAATCAGATCTTGTACGGACATATCTTTTAAAGCGGCCCAACAATAGAAGGATGGATTACCACCGGCTTCGTCAATAGACTCTAAAAGAGATTCATACATTTCAATTCCATTGGACATGACTTCTTTCATTTCCATTTGATCCTCCTTTTAGCTTGATTGTTTTGTTTTTAGTTTAAACTTGATAAACGCTTTTCGTACTGCTTTAATACGTTGTTTTATTCCACAAATACGACTATGTAAATTAGAAATATATTCATTTAATTCTTCTTTTGTTTGAATTATATAATATCCATTTGAACAACTTCCAATTGGTAAATCTTCATCAAGAATGATTTCTTTAATTGCTATTCTGGCAACCGGATTGGTCAACCCGGTTTGTTCCTCTCCAATCATTTCAACAATTTTTGAAACTGTTATTGCCTGATTTTTACCATAATGAACAACCAACACATCAAGGATTCTTTGTTTCATGTTCTTCAATCAAATCATCCTTTCGTTTAAGTGTAATAGAAACCAGAAGTGGTGGTGGTTGTTGTGGTAGTATCAGTTGTTGAATAAGAATAGGTTCTAACGAAAATAGCTGTGGGTGGTTCTCTTGTTAATCTTCTGATCTTAATTGATTTGATAATGAAATGATAAAGATTGTTGATGATCTTGAAATCGTGTTGATTGCCTCCGTGATCTGGATGGTATTTTAAAGCGGCTTTGCGATAAGCGGTTTTGAATATTGATTTGACTTCTTTGATGATTTGTTCCAATTCTTCAATGGATGCTCTTGGTTTTTTGATGTCTGGAAATGTATCTTTATTGATTTCGAAAATATCAAGGATTTCATTTAAAGTATAATGCTTTTTGTCAGGAATCATTAGTCTGCTCTTATGATATTATCTCTGTATTTATCTGTTACGTAAATCTTGCCATTTCCATAATCTTCAGGGATACCATATCCTGGTGCTTCGAACACCATCATTCCATTTGGGGTCTTTTCGACGAAAGTGAAAATCGTATCCTTGAAATCACCATGCCAGAATGACATATCTTGACCATAGCCTATATCACCCTTGAATTTGATTTTCATACCTTTGCGTAGAGATTTTACTTTTATATCTTTCAATTGTTGTTTTTGATAAAGCTTCCAAGCTTCTTCTGCTTTCTCCCAGGATTCCCGGTTTGCGGGTGATAATTGATTGTTCTTGCAGTAATCCATCAACCAGAACCATCTTTTCTGTCTTTCTGATAATTCCATTTAATAATCCTTTGGAATCTTTTCACCACATACTGGACAAAGAACTACCGGAACAAATCTATCATTGAACCAGATCGCTCTATTGTTTTCAGCTTCAATAAGACCATCGGTTGATTCAATATCGGGCCAATTAAGTTTATTGGCATCTAAAAGAATAGCGCAACCATCACAACTGATCAAATGCATTTTGATTCTCCTTTTTGATTGGTGCCTGGGATGGGATTCGAACCCATAAGGCCAATTGACCGAGAGATTTTAAGTCTCTTGTGTAAACCGTTCCACCACCCAGGCATTTAAATCAGTTTATAATGACTGTATCATTGAATCTCAAAGTATCTTTGGCTTTGGTTTTCTTGACAGGTATAATGGAATTCAAATTTACATATTGATTTTCGATTAAAGTAACTCTTAATTCATATCTACCGGGGGAATAGGATTTGAACCATTGTTGATATATCATATCAGGATAGTTTTCAGCTAATTGTTTGATAACGTCTAATTTATTCAGATCATCTTTGGTTTTAGGTTTAGCTTTGACAAAATACAATCTACAAGTGAAATCCTGACTGAATATCCATTTACCGGGAATACCCTTTACAGGCATTTCTTTTATCTTCATGGATGATATTAATGCTGAAGATGCTTCTTTTAGAAAGAGTTTGATATTTGAGTTTTCCTTATATACTTTTTCCTTTATAATTAAGAGTAACATGATTGAACCTTATTGTTAAATAGGTTTGCAGATATGCTCCTCTCCTTCTTCATAAAACTCACCACATTTGCGACACATCAATCTTCTTTCATTAATTCCTTCTACTGGTTCTTTTATCCTTCCAATTGTATCTTCAATTGATTCTTCTCTTACAGGTTCTTCTTTTCCAGGGTGAATATCTTTCAAGACCTTCTTTTCAATTTCATCAAATTCATCTTGTGCGTCCTGCCATTCCTTGGGATTGAACAACCATCCACATTTGGAACATTTAAGCATATTAATATTGACATTACCCTCTTTACCGTTTGGAGAAATATGGGCTGAGAGCTTCTTGAGCTTGGTTACGTTAATAAAGTACTCTTCTCCACATTTGATGCAATGAATGTCAGGAAGTGAATTAATATCGACATTAATACTGGTTGAGCCGTTTTTGATTGGAAGTACATTCTTGTCTCTTTTACCAAATAGATTGGTAACGTTGCCTTTCTTCTTCATTCTGATTTCTCCTGTTTTTTGGGGTAAATGTCAAAATCACATCCTTGACCACAAGTGCATGGACCTTTATAACCAGCAACACAATCGGTTTGAAGTTCACCGCATGGAGCAAGATCACTTATTTCGCAAGCACATTCATTTGATTGATATAAACCATCATATCCATTTTTGATAAGATAGTTTCTTATGATACTTATTACATCCATTTAAATATCCTTATTCTGCTATAACATCCTGGGGAATTGCAGGGGGTGTAAAATCGGTTTTAACGAAGATTTGATCCAATGATCCAAGAGTATTGAAAACAAACACAGCAAATGTATTGATTTGTTCAGCGGAGATATTATCTGGATTATCGGACCATCCTATGGGTGATGTTGCCGGTTCCTTGTCTTCTTCTGTTCTTATCATTTGAACACCAAAGTAATAAGAACCTTCTTCCAGTATTTCCAATGCGTCTTTTAATTTATATGATTTTACATTTGTTTCTGCAACAAGTATTGGATTGTTTTTATCTGGATTATATGCAGGAGTACAAAAGATCTTATAGGATATTTGATCTTCCGGTATGATTTCCTTGGTTCCATCTGATAAAGTGATTTCAAGATCAATATTCCATGCTAATGTTGATGAATTGCCATAATACCATTTAAGTTCCGCATTAACAGGATTGTTATAGGTAAATATCAAAGCAAGAAGAACCAACAAGATTCGCATATAATCCTCCAATTAGTAATAATAAGAATACAAATTAATAAGAATCATGATAATAGATCCAACCAACATTCCAAGCACAAAACAATAAATCCAAATCCTCCTTTTCTTAATCTTTATTGACTTCTTATATATGATGTGTTTTAGATCCTTATCATAGTGTTTCATTTCTTAACTTCTTTTGTGATTTGTGATATTTCATTTAAGATATTCAAAAGAGAATCACAACTTGCGTTCCATGCCTTACGCAATTTCTTGACTTCAGGAAGATCCTTGATCTCTTCATAGGGTCTTTTATATTCAGAAGAAATGAAATCTTCAAAAGTAATGATTGTGTTATCTTCATACTGAAATATCGTGCATACCTTCTTGATTGAATCTTTATCAGGCATTTATTGTTTGGTCCTTTCCATTAAGGATCAAATAAACAACCACAAGATTGAATACGTCCTCTTAATAAATCGAGTTTCTTGATTACTTTGATATTTCCACAATCGCATTTACAGGTATAATAAGGACGGTTATTCTCTTTATTATAAAAGGTCAGAACAGTTAATTTACCGAACTTTCTGTTTATTATTGGATCTTCCATTAATTGATAAAATTCATCACAAAATTCACATGCCATTTCATTGCATTTATTATCATAACGGTAATTATTGAATAACTTGCAATAGAAACCGGATTTGATTTTGAGTTTGTATCGTTTAATCATCTGTCTTGGTCATTTTACGATGCTGACGCTTGTTTGGACTAAAAGGTTCATAGGTGTATTTTTCTCTCAAATACTGTTTCTTGATCAGTTTTCTTTCTATTTCATCATTGATGTGTTGAATGAATCTTGCACTTGGAGAGTTTTCCCAAGTAAAATCCCTTGTTCTAATATTCGTTTCTTCATAAGACCAATCTTTGGCACTTTGTTCATTTTCATCAGCATATACATTGGAAACAATCACAAACATTATAATAAAGATGTATTTCATGGTTTGATCCTTTCGTCGGGGAATTGGTTAAGGTTGATACTTCAATTTCTCTCTATCCACGATTTCTTTTACGGCTTCTATTATCTCTGAAATCAGACGTAAATAATAGAAGCGTTCGTAGGAGGGTCCGGGGCAACAAAGTCCAGGGCAACGTCTTCCAAACCTTCCGTTAATAAAGCTGATTCGTTTCCGGCATCATCAACCGATGCAATACCCAAATTATAATGCCCATCAATTGATTCTTCAAACGCAAGAGTGGAAATATCAATCTCGACTTGACCGTTTGCATTGATAGGTGGATTATCAATATAAACTTTGGGTGATTGATGGGAAAGCACCAAATTCTCTGGTTCGTAATAAAGATTGTAGCCAACAACATCGGGTGAACCAGAAGGGGTGAAACGAAGGATTGCCTTTTTGGGATCTGCCATTTATGAATCTCCTTATAGAATTAATGATTGTTTACTAAGTAAGCTGTGTAATCCCTCCTTTCTTATTGTATTCTACTCCAAACGATCTTTGTTTATTCAATTGTTATACTCCCATAAATTAATCAATATATTCAAAAGAATACCCTTTAACAGATTTATTTCCATAAAGCTTTTTTAAACATTTGTTTATACTCCTATAATTACATCCAATCAATTTAGCTATTCTACGTTGACTTTTAGCAATTATTGTTATTTGTAAATATCTATTAATTGCTTTAAATCTCCTATTAGATGTTTTATTATGCCATTGATCACTAAATTTAATAAAAGTACAATTTATTCTATTATAATTACCATTAACATTTATTCTTTCAATAGATGGTTTTCTAATTTTCAACTGTTTAATAGTATATAAATATTCAAAATACATATCTTCTTTAAATCCCATAAAGGATTCCCATTTGGGATCATAAGATATTCCCCTACCTCCATAATGACAATAACTTTTATCTGTTAAACTATTACATCTTTTCTTTATTCCTTTCCATATTTCATAAAATCGAGTTTTAGACATTCCATGTGATTTATTATATAAAGACATTATTCTACCGTTATAGTTGCATTGGAAGCCGAAGAAGGATAGGCGTATAACCACCATCCTTGTTGTTTCATGGTGTTATCATCCTGAGTTACTACACCATCATCTTTTGAATTTACGTATTTACTGCAAAGACCTCTTTGTGATTTTGCTGCATTTTTCATATCTGCAAGAGTTGCATTGTCATTCCACCAGACACCAGCATCACAGACACCACCATTTGTATCGGGATGTACCAATTGTTTCAATTCAGCTAAAGTGGTCTTTTTATCTATTTCTGCTTTAAATGCATCTGAAAGTGGTTCAAGTACTGCTCTTACATATAATTCATAATGACCGGATCGTGGCATCTTGAATTTCAATGAAACACTATCGCCGCTTTCCGGTTGTGGTATTTTAGCAGCTAAAGCCTTTTCTTTATGTTCATAATGATACAAATAAAGATCATAGGAAGTTGCTTCAGGAACTTTATCCCAAGCAACTGTTACATCATTTGATGATTGATAAACATAAAGAAACAGGTTTTCAACTACAACTCCTGCACCAAATGCAGAACTGAAATTCAAAAACAAGGTAATTAGGAGGATGGACACCAAATTGGATATTCTTGCCATATTTCACTCCCATTGTTGACTTTCATTGAATTGGTTATTCGAATACTGTCATCATCATCATGAAATGTTGATACTTCGATAATTCTTGTGATCTCTGAAATACCGCTGAAACAATGTTCTGTTCTTGGAGGTAAATGAATTGATCTTCCATTGGGAATTATGAATTGATTAAAATCAAATTGATTTCCCCATTGAAAAAGACACATACCTTCCAAGAAATAGAATGTTTCATCTTTATCAATATGGTAATGCAAGGAACATTGATGATCCTTCTTGAGAATAAGAAGTTTGGAACAATACAATTCATTATTGACGATTACAACTTCCCACCCCCATACCTTCTCAATCACTTCAGGTTCAACGGGATTACTTAAAGCAATGTTGGTCAGTTCTGTTTTTAGTGTTGTATTCCACATGCTCATTATTATTATCTCTCCAATGAAATTTCAGCTTTGGAATTCATAACCGGACTGATTTTCTGTTCAGATACCCAATCCAGAAATCCTTGAAGATAACCACAAGCATCGTATTGAAGATCAAAGAGTAATTTATGACCTTCATGTTTTGTATTATACCAAATACCGTTTCTACGTCCCTGAATAACCCATTTCTTGATCTTGTAGTCTCTGCTGACTCTCAGACTTCCACGTTTCATCTTTTCACCTGTTATCTATCGTTTATATTGCTTTAATTGATTCTGCCAATCTTTGGTTTTTCTCCAATTCAATTCATCTTGAGATGGTCCTTTGGGTGATTCTGTAATATCTGTAAATCTTTGTGGAATTGGGACATCCATATCAGTCTTTTTTCCACTAAATTGCTCTTTCATTGATTTCTGTTTCATGAAAGCCCTGGTTTCATCATCCAGAACATCAGGAAATACATTATAGAAATCAATAAGCTTTTGAACCTTCTCTTTTTCAATGAATTCAATCTTCTTACCGGATTTAAACCAAATTACAATAACCATGTCATCTTGATTAACTACAGCTTCTACATGATCCCAATTGACCAGGATATTACCAATACGATTGATAGCAGGTGTGTTGTTCATTGTTAATTTCCTTTTATAAATGGTACAATATCGTAAACTTCTTTGCCTACTTTTTCTAAATCGACATATTCTCCCAATTTCATATCATAGGAAACAAAGTGTATTCCTGCACCTTTAATATCTGTATTGAATTTTCTATGATATGATAATCCTACCCAATATCCTCCTTTCTCTTTGTCTTCACAAAGACCTCTTGTGAATCCATTTAATTTAGCTGATTTGTTATTGGTTATATCCCTTATCATGAATTCACTACTTTCACAAAAAAGGAGATTATCTCTACTATCAACCATAATTGAATGAGGTTGTTTACAATTTGAATAAACCTTTTCCAATTTCTTGAGATTATAGATCGCACCTGATTCCACTTTTCCATTTTCTCTCCAATTTGCATCTCTGATCTTTTTAGCTCCGTCTAATTGGAAATCGAGAAACATTGAAACATAAATGTCACCATTATAACTTAAAACACAATTATTATGAAAAGAATCATCGTGTAAATATTCTTCATTCCAATTATAATTGACTCTTTCTTGGTTGGTTAAGAAATCGAAATATATATCTTCTGTAACAACTTCAGTTTCATGCGTTGTAATAATAGAGATTGAATCATTTTGTGTTGAATTAGCCAATATCAGATTATATATACCCTGTTTACCATATGAGGTTATGCTATGAACTGCTTTTGAATACTTCAAATCATTGATTCTGGCTTTACCTGTATTGATATTTCTGATGATTAATTTACTTCCAACTCTATGTTCTTTTGCCAAACAAACACCATACCAATAATTGTTAAGATAACACATCCCGGTTCCACGTACCATATTATAAGTGTTTCCAGGTGCGTGATCGAAGTTTAGAAAATAGCTCTTATTTCGATCATTGGTATCATAAATATAAAAGAATCTATTTATGTCATTGACACTATCATTCTCAGCCATCAAGCTAATAAGAATTTGCATAGTACAATACCATCGAAGTCCCTTCTATATGAGTAAAATTCCAGGCATCAATTGATTCTGCATAGATTTCATTCAAGGCTTTGGTTACTCCCGGCCAGCCATGATAATCATGCCATAAAATGAAACCTTTGTTTTTTATGCATTTAAATGCATTATGTGAATCATTCAATGTATTTTCATATGTATGAGATGCATCCACAAAGATAAAATCAAAATGTCTCAAATATTGATTTATAGGGAAATCAGCAGAATCCATCCAAAACTGATTTATCTTCTTTCTGATAAGTGGATACTTCTCATATAGTTTTCCTGTTTTACCAACATAACCCAATTCATCATTTTCATCTGTTTTGTTTATTCCTTCCAATGGAAATCTGGTTTTATCCTTTAATTCAACTGGAAGATCAACAGTTATGATTTTAGCATATTCTTTAGTATTTACTGCGATGTTGGTTGTGGTTCGTCCATTGAAAGTACCAAATTCAAGAATACTTGTTGGATTGCAATTCTTGCACAATAAACAAATAACAACCATTTCATATAAGGATATGTTTCCACTTTGATAATTCACTTCAGACATATCAAATGGAATTATATTGAAAGGTTTGCTTATTTGTTCAAAGAAGTCTTTGATACTATGAGTTGGAATAAAAGGTAAGGTTTTTGATTCAGGTTGCATATGTTATTTTCTCCTTGACCCGATCAATTGCTGCTTGCTTTTCAGCTACCTTTGATTCCAGCTTGTTTCGGTAGCTTGTTCTGTTTTGTACTCTTTTACATTTAATACAAATCAGGTTTCTTTGTTTTACAGCCCATTTGGGCCAATTCTTTCCTTCAACCAATGAATCCCCACAGAATTTACATTTGGGTACTCTTATATCTTTAGTGATGTTTCTCTTGTGAGCGCCGCCGATATGACCATCCAGTTTCTTCTTCTCAAAGAATACTTGATCACAATGAGGACATTTAAACTCCCCGTACTGTTTCTTCATCATAACCATTTTCCTTAATGTTATTTGCAATTTGCTTCAATATTTCTGTTGTGCTTAATCCTTCTATTAGAGGTACAATTTTAACTTCCCTGTCAATTATCTGCATAAAGTTACCTCCGACAACTTTATCAATTGTGTAATCACCCCCTTTCACCAATACATCTGGAACTATCTTTTTAATCAATGATAAAGGTGTATCTTCATCAAAAACAGTTACAGCATCTACTCCAACAATATTTGAAATAATTGCTGCTCTTTGATCTTCAGATATAATCGGTCTGCTGCTTCCTTTTATCCTTTTAATTGATTTATCTGAATTGATTGCAACAATTAACTTATCGCCACTTTTTGATGCTTCATTGATAACAAATATGTGTCCTGCGTGTAAAATATCAAAGCATCCATTTGTAAAAGCAACTCTTAAACCTTGTTCTTTCCAATTGTTTACAACGTCAACCAATCTTTCCTGATCCATTACTCTTGTGGTACATTTCATGTTCTGGTTGTTGATTTCTCGTTCCAATTCCGCATAAGTAATAGCCTGGGTTCCTACCTTTTTAATCACAACCTTAGCAGCGGAATTTGCCAGTTTTATTGCTTCCCGGTAGTTACAATAGCCACTTGTAATTGATAAAGCAAAAGTAGATATAACAGTATCCCCGGCACCGGAAACATCAAAGACCTCCTGGGCATCGGTCAATACATTGAAATGTTCATTATTGTTTATAAAACTAATTCCCTGTTTTCCTTTTGTAATTAAAAGGTAATTCAATGTAAAATCGTTTATGATTTCCTTTGCAGCTTGAACAATGTTCTTATTACAGGTAAGGGTAATATCCTCAGAAACCATTTGCTGAAACTCTCTGAGATTTGGAGTTAAACAGGTAGCCCGATCATATTTACCCCATGAAACACCTTTTGGATCAACAAATATGGGAATATTATA